TAGTCTATCTGCTGGTAGATTTTGGTGAGGTTGAAGAGGCTCTGCTTGCTTTCGTCGCGGAAGGCATGCGACTCGGTACGCGGGAACTGTCGGTAGAACTCGTTGAGCGCATCGGGGTCGCTCTTCATGCTCTCTACCTCCGCCTCCCAGTAGTCGATAGCGCCGCCCTTAATCATCTCGCCATCGACACCCTTTACGGGCTTCTCCGGAGCGTGGAAGACGGGGTGGCCGTACTGGTCTATGAAGCCCTCCATATTGTACTCCATGGGGATGAACAGGGAATACATACCGCTCTTGGTCTGGCCGTTGGCATTGCGCGTAGCGGGGTCGGAATCCTCGTACAGCTTCTTGAAGTTGGAGCCACCCTTGGCAAGCGCGTTGGACGTAGAACCCATGAGGCACTTGCCGATAATCTTACTTCCCAAGCGCAGGCACGTCTTGGTTACCCTCCAGTTGTTGAGGATGTTGTTGGGCTTTATCCACTTCCCGCTCTCGTCATGGACCAGTAGGAGGAGTTTCTCTCCGTCGTAGGAGTTGTCGTCGGTATTCTTCCAGTCTATGGTTGTGTCGAGGCCGAGAATCTCTTCCGCCTCGATATCGTACATATTCTTCTTAGTAATCTTAGACGCCGGAACACGGAAAGCCAGCTCCGTCTTAGGCTTGTCCATACCGTCCTGTATAGGCTTGAAGAAAAACGGAAGTCGGTTGGCGATAGGTACCACCTTATCGGTGAACATCTTCTTTGCATCCGAGCCCGTCTTCGAGAGTATCCCAACGCGTGAGTCTTTAGCCAGCGTGCCCGTATTTACGCACTCCGAAGAGCCCATGAAGGAGAACCCCGAGCGGCGAATCTTGAGGTACGCCATACCGAAGCTGCGGGAATCGGCGCGGCACGCCTCCCAGAAGATAAAGAAAATCCTATTGGCCTCGCGGAAGTCGGGGTAGCCCACATCGATACTCGTCCACTGCAAATACATATAGTGGGCGCCGGTCATATATGTCGGCTTGCCGTTATTCAAGAACCAGTGGCCGTCCTCGCGGCGGTCGAACTCCGCCTCGATATAGTCCACCCAGTTGGCCTTGAACGTATTGTGCATATCGTTCCACTGGAATATGCTCTGTATGCGGCTCAGGGCCTTAGGCAGTTCCTCGCGCACCCACCGGTCCTTGCCCTCAGGTAGGTCTTTGGGGGCGGGAGGAAGCGCGATATACAGCCCGTTGATATTCATGACGTCGCCTATCTGCCCCGACTTGGAGATGACGACCATATCGTACTTCTCGTTATATCCGTAGTACCACGTCTTAGCGCGGTTCTTATTGGATACGACAGCCTTGGGGATATGCCCCACGGCGGTGGTATACAGACTACCTAGACCTTCGCTCTGCAAAACCCACTTTACTATCGGTGCGACTTGGCGTCTGTGCCAAAGCTTCTTCCTCGGAATCTATGCGGTTGAGAATCTCCAGCGCATCGAAGATGGCCAGCTTCTTTGTCGCCGCTGCGTTCTTTAGCCTGTCGGCAGCGAGGTCGTCGTCGTCGCCGGGCTTGAGGATATCCTCTTGCGCCACCTTGATGAGCTGCTCCACAGCGATACGCCCCGCCGCGATAATGCGCTCCTTCAGTTGCTTTGAATCTTGCATGTTATCTGGTGGTCAAACATCCTATACAGCTTCTTCCCATCGACCTCGAACTCGTACTCGCTATCGGGGCGGAACGTAACCTCGTCGCCAGCGCCTACGCCCTGAGACATAAGATAGTCATTAGGATATCGCATAACGCCCATGAGCGGCTCCTCCGTCAGGGGCTTGAATATCGTAGACTCCTTGGTCGGAATGGGCTCAACAAAGCAGTACCTCCCGTGGGGGCGCCACGCAGAATCTGGGGAGCGCGACATATAGAACTGCTCGAAATCGACAAGGAAGAGGTCGTCCTTGAGGAAGCTGCGCCCGCTTTGGCGCCGGCCCTTCATATCGTTGTAGAACTTGAATACGTTGTGGTGGACCAGTAGGGTGTCCCCAACGGCGATAGGCCCGTCATACCCCACCGGAAGGGCTACGACCACGCCCTCGCGGTTGGCGAAGCGGTGGTCTTCCTCGCTCGTACTTACGATGAGGTCTCCCTTGGTGTTGTTGTATCTGTGGCCCCGGACTATAAACTGGTTGACGGCTCTCAAAAGTTGATATTGTATTCTATTGAAATGGGCATAGAGGCATTGAACTCCTTCCACAGGATAACCACCTCCCCTTTTTCAATGTATATGCAGATACCCCCCGTATCCTCGTTGTATTTTATTAGGTGTACGAAGTGGGAGTTGCCCAGTACGGCCTGCCCCACCACGTAACACATGGAGTCCTTATAGTCGGGACCCACGCAAATCTTGCGGATGTCCCGCATTAGACCGCTACAAGCTTATAGGTGATGTCAAGATTAATGTTTCCCCCACCAGCCGCCGTCACAACGTCGGCCAGAAAAAAGTTCAAGGCTTGGTTGCCGTCAAGAGTAGCCGATGGGGTTTGACTCATGCTATTAGCTGAGGATGCAGGAACCTGAAGGGGGGAGGCGGGCGTCGTAAACTGAGCGGTCGTGGGGTTGGTATACAGCCCGAAGTCTAACCCTCCGGCAGCAAACGAATAAACAGGCGCTGCGTAGCTATAAGAAAAAGCAGCGGCAATAACCTGTATCGCAACACCCACTCCCGGGGGTGGGAGAAGCTGAGGGCCGGAAACTGGACCCATCGTAGCGATAGTGGCCGCAGGAATCTGAGTTCGCAGGGTGAGAAGCGATTGGTCTACCCACTGTACCCCGCCTTGGCCACCATTAATACTTGGGTCAGAAATAAGAATTTGCTGGTACGTACCCGTATTACCGAAGGCGTCCTTTAGGTGACGCTGAAGATACAGTTCGTTAGTAAGCAATAGGTTGTACCCATCGCCTACCGCGCTCCACGTTATGTCCTGAAAAACACCTGCGCCCTGCAAGGCAGTGATGCCGGTGTTGTCAAGAACAATCCCCGTAGTAGACACATTGCCGGTGTCGAGGACGGACTGCAAGTCTTGGTTCGGTTGGCCGTCGCCGTCCGATGCGGATATGACACGACCATATTGGTCAATGGTAATGTCAGCGTTGTTGTAGCTACCAGCATGACCGGGACCAAAATCCTGCAAAGAAACAGTACCTGTTGTGGTAATGCCCCCAGCAGGGCTTGTTTCAATTCCGCCGCCAGCACTTACCTGCGTGACGCTGCCGCTGCCACCACTACCAGTACTGGAGATAATAATGTTCTGCGGGTCAGCCGGGTCAATAACAACACTCGCCCCGTCCCCGGCGCTGAGTGTAACGGCGCCGTCAATGCCATTGACTGAAGTGACGGGGGTGCCGTCATAGGCGTTAACAACACGACCGTACTGGTCTACATCAATGTTCGCGTACTGATACGTGTTCGCTACGTTCGGTACGGTGTTAAGAGTGACGTTTACATCGCCGCTAGTTGGCGTAGCATTGACGGGCCCAGACCCAGATACAGAAGTGACCACACCGCCGCCAGTGGCAACAGCATTGATGATACCCGAGACAGGAAACTGCTTGGTAGCATTCCCGTCTTGAGAGTCGGTGCCGATAACCGTGTCCGCGCCTACCGGAGAGGTCTTCTTCGGGTAACTCGTTATGTTACTAATCTTAGCCATCTTACTTCTTACGGCGGTCGCCAGTAATAGCAGTAATAAGGATATCGAGATAGCCAAATACAGCATTGTCGGAGTCCGTTGGGGTGAGGTTCACGATGACCTTGATGAGCGCCATAACGGCCACAAGAAGGGGAATCCAGTTTTCTGTGATGAAATCAACCATGGAACCAAGTTACACAATTCAGTACAACCAAGCGACGCTGCCCGACTTGCTCGGGTCGCAGTCGACGTGGATGAAGTTCTGGCCTATACCTATGCGGTTGAAGCCGGCCTCGAGGAGGCCCTTCAAAATCAGGAACCGGCGGTTGGAACTGTCGGCACGCACGTCACTGGCCCAGCCCGTGAGGTGGCTGCTTCCCGGGACGCCCCCCACAGCAGCATTGTGCTCAGGCGTCCGAAACCCGGAGTTGATGACATAGGGTACATTGCTGTACCCACGAGCCAAATCCAGCTTATCCAAAAACTCCTGTTGCATCTCATGGCCGGAGCCGGGGAGGTCGGGGGAGTCGAACTCGGAGTAGGTGAAGTATTTCAATTGATGCCTTTCTGTGCCAGCAAGAGCTTAATCTCCTCTACGGAGACGACAAGCTTCTCGAGCATATTCATAACGGTAGCTTCCTGCTTCTCCAGCATGGCGATGCGGCCTTTTAATTTCCCCACCTCGGTAAGCATCTTGAAGTACACGCCTATCAGCGCCCCCGCGAGCGTGAGGATTTCGAATATGGTAATGGTGTCGCCCATGCTACATCCGCGTTCTTTTCGTACTCAGGCACCCTACACACCCGAGTGTAGGAATTGTGCCGAGGCGCATGGTAAATATACTGAAGCTCCATTTTATGGGTTCCAAGTAAAAAATGTACTCCCAAACCATGACTTTCCTGAGCCGGTGGTTGCTATCAAATTGTCATAAGCAGATTTAGCAGCGGCCCCATCGTATCCATCTACGGCTACTGTAGCACTAAGACTGAAGGTTATAGGGGGAACCCAAAAGCCCCAGTCTACTCCAGTCCCTTGATTAGGGTTTGCGTTCCAGTCAATCATCATGTTAGCCGCAAGAGCCGGTGATAAACCCACCGCTGTATCCCAAAGAATCTGTATAATATTGTCACCGTTATTAAATGTCCAACTGTTTAAGCCGATGCCGGTAAAAGCAGTGCATTCCTTGAAACAACTGTTGAAATTGTTTATGATAGAAATATTCCAACCAGTAACATCGCCATTGAAAGAGGCGCAATTCCTCAGGTAACCTGAAAGAGTGGTCCTAAGGGTGTTGTTATCCAAAAAAGTTGGGTCGTGATATATTAGGTTTGGACAGTACCAAAAATTTATAAGCTGGTTGTTAGTTAAGCTTATAGAACTAGCGTCAAGAACCCTAGTTACTTCTGGGAATGTCACATTAGCGGAGCGGGTGACGGGCCTCACACCGCCAGTGGTCGGTGGTCCCGCTGCCACAACAGTATACGTTCCATTAGAACTATATGTGTGCGACCGGACTTGGTTACCCCCGGTCCCGTCAGTCCTTTCCCAACCCCCATCCCCCCAGTCTATAGTACCATAACTGCAACTAATAACGTCGGGGCTTATAGAGCCAAGATTGGTGTCTATCTCCATCTTTAAGCCGAGGGCAAATTCCACCGGACGGTTCGCCCATCCCTTAACATTAAGCAGATTATTGAATGCTGCCTCAAAACTGGGGTATTCTCCTCTGGAGAATGAGATTTCCGCAAAGGCGTTGGCCCCAACAAGCCACCAAAGAGAAGCGTTTACATTAACACCTTGTTGGGGTGTATCAAGGCTAGTCACACAATCAATAATACCTTGAACAAACGAGTCTGGAACAGTAGTACCTAAGAGCCAAGTGTCAGCAAAAAGATGCTTGGCGGCTGCACCGTCCTTAAACACCCATCCGCTAACATTTATTGGTTCCATAGGGGTCTCTGCGAACATGAACTCAAGATTAGCACCAGAGCTTACATCCCATCCCGTAAGGTCTTGATTAAACTGAGAACTACCCCGAAACATATTATTAAGTGAGATTGCCCCACTTACATCCCACCCGGTTATACTATTGTTATTGAAGACGTCGCATCCTGAAAACATGAAATCCATATTGATAGCAATGCCGTTAGGGTTCCAAGTGCTTAAATCACCATTAAAACTAGTGCATGTCTTAAAACAACTTTCATAGCTCCCGATACTCAATGTATCCATAGCGGAAAAAGGAAGGTCTTGATTAAAGTTTGTGCATCCACTGAAAAAATCCGAGAAAAGGTCGGCATCCGGACCGAGAATGGCCGTAATCGTTGTTATGTTTATACAACCTTCAAGATTGCTGCCGCCATCGAAATTGTTGCCCCAACTTTTTACGTCGTTTATCTTGGGTATGTGGGTGCTATCCAGTGCAAGCCTGCAAAACTCTCTAATCCGTCCATCTATAGAAATATCATAAGTTCCCGATGACGCGTATGTATGTGTCATGTCAGCCACGGAGCTCGGTCCGCTTGGAAGAACTGTCTGCGAGCCATCCCCCCAATCAATTACCATTGGAGTTGGAAGAGAGGGCGTGCCCATAGGGACTATGAAGGTGTTTGTTGCGTCACCAAGAGTTGTATCAATTGAAAAAACAAATGGGGCACTGCAAAAGTCAGCTCCAGAGTATGAATCAGCATCAACTCTGGGAGTTCCATTGATAGAACTTATACTATCAACGCCAGTAGGTTTATTCGTTATTCTCTTAATACACCCCATTACACAAGAACAATCCAGTCATTACTGGGGTCAAAGTAAATAAGTCCGGCGGCATCAATAGTATAT